TGCAGCGATAACCCTCTGCTGCTGCATGGGCCTCACTTGGATACCACAAACCGGCGATGGTGGTGGCGATGGCGATGGCGGTGGCGATGGCGACGGTGGCGGTACTGGCCCGGGCGACGGCGACGGGGATGGCGACTGTACAGATCCCAACGGGTGTACGGGAACCGGGCCGGGAACGGGCGAGGGCGGTGATGGTGGTGACGGTGGCGCGCCGGGGCCGACCACGGGACGCCTCTACAAGAAGTCCGGCAAGACGGTGCAGAAGGTCCTCGCCGAGTTCAAAACGGCTATTGAGGGGGCCCCCATCTTGTCGAAGGTCAAGGGCTTCTTCGGCAGCTGCACCGGCGGTGGCAGTTGCCCGACCGCAACCTGGGACGGTGGACAGTACGCGGGCAAGTTTGACCTGGCCTCGCTGTGCTCCGGCCCACTGCTACAGCTATTCCAGTACGCCGGATTCGTCTTCCTTGCGGGCATGGGCATCGTGGCGCTGAGGTGGGCACTGCTATGAAGCGTAATCATCTGATCGTGCTGGCTGCTGCGCTGCTTGTGCTCGTGCTGTCAGCGTCGTGGGCATATGCCGATGGGGTAGGGCCGGTCACTGCCCTCACCACGTGGGCAAAGGAACAGATCACGTCGTTGTGGGCGGACTTCTCCGACTTCATGACGGATCTGCAGACCGACTTCATCGAGCTGGTGTTGTCGTTCGTCAAGGCCATCGTGTACCTGATTCCAGCGCCTGATTTCCTGTCGCAGATCAGCTTCTGCGCAATGCTCAACGCTGCGGGGCCGTGGACCGCGTTCATCGTTGCCCAGTTGCGCGTCGGTGAGGCTATCGCGGTACTGACGGCTGCACTTGTATTCCGCCTTGTGCGGGTGTTCCTCACTCTCTTCCAGTGGACGTAACGAAATGATCTTCGGCCATGAAGGCTTGCCGCGCAGCGGAAAGAGCTACGAGGCGGTTCTGCATCACATCCTTCCTGCATTGCGGGCGAAGCGGCATGTCTACGTGCGCCTAAACGGGGTAGGGGAGAGCCTCGATAAGATCGCCGCCCACCTGGGCATGCCTGAAGAAGAGGTGCGCGAGCTGGTGCACGTGATGGGCGACAAGGAAGTGGTTGACTGGTGCGTATGCGACACCGACAACGATGGCGCCATTTCGTTCCCACATATCGAGAAGCACGCACTGATCGTGATCGATGAGGCGCACGAGTACTGGCCGACCAACCGTGCCAATCTGCCCGAGCGCGCAGCAAACTTCTTCGCCAAGCACGGCCATATCAGCTTGGACATGGTGATCATTTCGCAGGATTGCAAAGACCTGCACCGCCTGATCATCCGCCGCATGGCGAAGAAGAACACGTATACCAAGCTCGACGCGCTGGGGTCCGATCAGCGGTACTCGGTGCGGTTCTATGCAGCCACTGGCACGGGCAAGTATGAAACGGTAGGCACGGAGGTTCGCAAGTACGATCCCGCCATATGGGAGCTCTATCACGGCGTGCAGCCGGGCATCGAGTCAAACGAGGTCTACAAGGGAAACACCCGCACACTCTGGAAGACCTTGCGCGCACCGGCAATCCTGATGGTGCTGGCGCTTGTTGTTGGTGTGGTGATGCTGGGGAGGTTCTTCTTCGCAAGCGGCACCACCGGTGATGGCGGAAAGCTGAAAGAGGTTGTCGATTCACAGAAGGCCGCTGTTCCGGCAATGGCGCGGGCGCCCGGCGCTCAGCCGGCCACCGTGGTCACTAAGGCGGCGGACGCTCCGAAGTCGAAGGAGAAGCTTCCAGCAGGGGTGCAATACATCCTTGATATGGCGGCCAATGCCAGGGCGCGACATGCGGGCTGGTACGGAGCGCGCGATATTGTTGAGTTCCGGGCCTCGGGTGGCGGGCAGGTTCTGGACCGTTTCACCACTGAGCAGCTGTGGGCGCTGGGGTGGTCTGTGAAGCGAACTGAATTCGGCGTAATGCTCACCGCGAAGGGGCACGAAATCATCGCAACGACGTGGCCTGTAGATCCATTCGGCGAACAGTCCGATTCGACCACCGAGCGTATAAGGGCTGCGGCGGGGTCGCCTGTGACGAGCGCGAGCGAGACACAGCCGACCACCGCCGCGGCGAACGGAAGCACGTTAATTGCAGTTGGTAAGCGCCCGCTGGGCACGTTCCCGGAGACGCCGCCATATCCGGCCAGCTTCTGATTACCGTGACGCATCACGCCGCAAGTCACATCAAGTAAGATGCCCCGAGTTCTTCGGGGGCGAGTATGGATATTCGATTAGGCATGTTTTTGGCGCTACTTGTGATGGCACAACCTTTGCAAGCTCAGCAGGTCCGCTCGGCGACTGGGCTGCAGCCAGCGCCCAAGTACAGCCCGGCTGTCCCGAAGGCTTACAACGCCGGTGCTGAGCCATTCCGTTGCCGCGAAAGTCTTGACCCTCGGATGCGGTCTTTGTGTGCCGATATCGAGCGCGCCTACATCCAAGGTGAGGCGCACCGCCAAGGCTTGCCGGTGCCGTCTAGTGAACTGGTCCGTCTTCCCGCCTATGGTTCCGCAGAATCCAAAGAGCTTGGCGTTGCCTGCATGGGCGGAACTGGCATGCGGCGCCTCAGCAACGGCTGGGAGCAGTTGAGAGACTCCAAAGGGGAATGGTTGCGCTGCCGGGAGCAGTGAATCGGGGTGTAGGGGCGTCGCCCCTACGGAAGCGCCTCACACGCGCTGGCGCGGCCTCGGCCCACGACTCATGTAGACCACATTGGATGGCTCGGCGTCGGGACCGGATGCACCCGCGCCCAACCGCCGTTCTCGGCGAGTTCTGAGCACTTCGGCAAGGTAGATGACGCTGGATTTCGTTGTGGCACAAGCCTGCCGGGGCCGTACCGATCGGGTGGCCACCTCGGTCCGTTCCTCAGCCATCATCAGCCGCCATTCCCGTGCGATGTTGCAGGTCAGCGACCACCAGGCCATGTCGCAGGGTTCCAGTTGGTGGCCTTCGGGGGTGAACATGTGGCCGCCCTGAAAACCGAAACCGGCCCAAGGGCCGGTTAGATCTATGCGGTCGTGCGGATCAATCTTGATCATGCTGCGAGCTCGTCCTTGTCGGGGGAACGAGCAGGGAGGCAAGAGCCGAGCCAGAGCCTGAGCCATTGCCAGGAAGAGCCCACGAACGCTGCGACCGACCGATAGGCCATTTCGCATAATGTATATTATGTTCAATCTCCTGCGGCGGTGGGTGGCACGCATCTTGCGTCGTCCCGACCCCCCGTGTTGGCAAGGAGCCTGATCCATGCGTAATCGGAAACTAACCGGCCCTTGGGCCGGTTTTTCGTTCAAGGGTGGCCGACTGGTCACGCCCGAAGGCCGCGAACTAGAACCGCAGGATTTGGCCTGGCTGTCGCTCACAGCTGCGCAGGCGCAGGAATGGCGCCGGCTAATGGAGACGCGTGGAGTGCCGGCGAACGGCGTCCGGAAACCATTGCTACACAAGGGTTGCGCCGTGGTGGCAATCCGGGACGTATTGATGCAGAACCAACAGCGTTCGTCCAGGGTGATGGCTGATCCCGACGCCGAGCCGCCAGTAGCAGCCCTCCAGGTACCGGGGCCGAAACGCCGCCAGCGCGTGTAAGGCGCTTCCGTAGGGGCGCCGCCCCTACACCCCGGATAGAATGCGCGCAGGACAACTTGGGGGGCGCTATGGATAAGGGCGGATGGCAGATCGCATCTGCGGTACTGGCAATGGCATTGGTAGGTGCGGGGTTTGCGCTGCAGGCGAATCGAACTGCACTGGCGCAGGCCAATGAAGACCTCAAAGCCTCGAAAACCGTCGAGACTGTGACTGTCCATGAAGTTCACCGGGAGGCGTGTCCGCCATCGCCCATGCAGCTACCGGACAACGAGATTGTTCCGTGGCCAGTTGGGGCCAAATGCATGGGTGGGCGTCTACTCAATAGAACGCCAGATGGCTGGGAATCCGTGACGCATAAGGGGCAACCCGTAATCTGCGCCCCTCAGGACTAAGCAATCAGAGCAGCCAGCACGGCCAACACAAGCAGATGGCCAACGTAGTAGCCATAAAAGGCCCTGCCCGCTCGCGGGACGCGTGCCGACAGTTCGCCCAGGGCCATCACAGGCAAGGCCAGCAACGCCCAGCCGTTGCCGTTGTAGAGGCAGAGCAGACCCATGCATGCCCACACCCCAATCGGCAGCACCAGGTAAAGCCGCTGCCGGCGCCAGTCCCAAGAGCCCAGCAGGAAGTGCATGCGCCTTCCATGATTCTTGAACCACGCCCAGGCCGCTAAAACCAGCCATACGCCGGGCCAAGCGTAGTCCAGGACAACCGGGGCAACAATGCACAGCAGCGCAGCCAGCGCCCACTGACGGCGCTCCAGAGCCCAAATGCAGCCAGCTGCGGCGGCGAACGTCAGCAGCACGTTGAGCGGCAACGCCTGGCCGAATGCCAATACAGCCGCGGGAGTGGCCACCAAGCCCCAAAACGCCAGGCGACGGCCTGACTTCCCAGCGTCGGCGCCAGGCTGCGCGAGGTTGTAAGCCATGACCAGGGCGAACACAGGAAACGCAACGCGCCCCAGCTCGGATACAACCGGCACGTAGCCAAGGCCGAAGACAGTCAATATGTGATCGCCGGTCATCAGCACCAGGGCGAACCATTTGAGCAATTCACGTCCGCCACTGGTCATAGCCGATTCTCCCCAGGTGGCGTAGTCAAATACGTGCTTGTAGGGATCGGAGGCGATTCGGGAAAGCTCCCCATGGCCCGGGGCTGACGCTCAACAGCAACGCCCTGCCCCCGCTGCTCGATCTGATCGAGAGCGCGATTGATTTGCGTCTGGCCATCCACAAGCCTGTTCTCACGCCGAGGCAGGTAGGGCTCGTACTGGCCGCGCCGTGCAACGTAGCGACATGTCGGCTCGTCCAGGTCGTAGCGACTCCCCTGCTCCGTCACGCAATTGCAGCTGGGTTCGTCGTGACCGCCAAGACCATTCTCGCCACCGAGCGACGACATACAGAACACGCGTGGCGGCTCGCTGGGAACACTGAGCGCATCGTCGTATACCGGCGCGCTCCAGGGCTGGGATGGCACACGCGGTAAGAACTTGTCGACGTAATCCTTTAGCGGTTGTGCCGACTTTGCCGCCACCGCTCCGCCCGCCGTCGCTGACGCTCCGTCGCGCGGAGCGCTGACGCCATTGGCACCACCTGATGCGGGAAGGTCGCCGCCGCTCATGCGCTTGTCCATTCGCCCGAACGCCACGTACAGCATCACCACCGCCGCGACTATCAGAATTGGCAGCGCGATGTAGTACCAGGGAATCTTGCGCTCGGTGGTGTCAAGCTCAGTGGACTTGTACATACCCATCGGGCGCTTGGGAAGCGTCTTGCGTTTGATCGTCAAGGGCGTGGCTTTCTCAGCCCGTGCCTCGAACTTGTCGAACTCGCGCAGGTGAACGAATTTCGTTCCGAAGCGGCGGCGCACATGCACGTGACGCTCGATCAGATCATGCACGAACTGATCGCATTGCTTGTCGGGGGACTGGCTTACGAAGATGAAATCCAAGCCCTTATGCCGATGCTTAGCAAGTTGCTCCACATGATGCGGCACCTTCGCGCCGGCTGGCCGTTTCGGGAGCATGCCATGCTCATAGGCCTCATCGACCAGGGCGACAGCGCCATCGGGCAAAAAGTTCGGCCAGTCACGGAATTGCTCCGGCGTCATCTCTAAAACGCCAGTCTTCGCGTAGTCGAACTCGCGAATGTTGCAGGCGTAGACGATCCGCCCTTGATCCTTGAATTCAAGCAGGCGCTCGATAGCGTGGAGCGTTTTGCCGTGCCCAGGCTGACCGGTATACCAATAGATCATGAGCCGGCTCCCAGCTGGTCAGCGACAGCCTTAGGCACGATGAAGATCTTCCACGCCATACGAACCGTCAGAGCAGAAAGGATCATTGAGAAGGAAACGCCGACGCCCAGGTACGAAAGCATCTGCATCGCAGGCCCATCCAAGCCGCCAACGAACTGCATCACGAACTCTTTGAGATTAGGGAGCAGCGCATTGAACGTGACAGTAGTCAGGCCGAAAGTGGCGAGCCCCTTGCCGAGAAGCCCGGCCGCAGCATCTTTCAGCTTGCCCACCAGCGATGTTGTCGCATCTACGATCCAATCCGAAACCATGCCCATCAGAAGGCCGCTCCCATAAGAATGCGAATTGCCGTGTATGCCCCAAAGATCAGGATCAAGGCACGCAGGATCGCCGCGATGCGGCAGAAGTAAGGGAAATCAGCAGAGTTGACCGTCTTCCCCATGATCGTGATTGCCGGAGGCTCTGGGCAGGTTCCGCCGCCACCGAACATGTTGCTCGTGTCGAGGTTGCTAGTTGAAAGCCCAATGCCCCACTTCTTGGCGCTGGCAACGTCGGCAGCGTTGTCACCGATTGGTGTAACGCCACCCCTACCCTCCAGAACATCGGCCACGCCATTGCCGTTCGCATCGCCTTTAGCCTCGCCCTGGCCGGGAGTGTCTTGCTTAGCGGCAAGCTTCTCCACCGCGCAGGCAGAACGCCACTGCATCAGAAGTTGGGTGTACTCCATGGCATTGCACTTCTCGCCAGTGCAAACCGGCATGCCGGACTGTGAGCAGTGGCCGCCACTGATGTTGTTGTTACGACGCGTATTGCACTCAATGCGCCACTGAATTCTGGCCTGCCCGCACATGATCGGAGAACCGCTGCATGAAGGTGGTGCGCTACAAGTATCGCCACCGCTGAAGCTCTCCGGATCGTCTGGATCGGCAGGGTCCGGATCACCGTCATTGTCCTTGTCTCGCTTACAGGTGCCATCAGGCCCGCGCACCTCACCTTGGGCGCATTGCCCGTCGCCGGGAATGCAGCTTCCCAAAGGACTGCGAATCATGCCTGAAGGGCATTCCTCATCCTTCTTCTTGCAAGACCCGGCTACCAGCGCCATTCCATCAGGGCAGGGTTTTTCATCCGAACAGGCGTTGCCCACCTTTACCTTCCCTTCGGGGCATTCCGGTTCAACTGGCTGACAGACACCGAGCATGGCGTTCCACACCATGTTCTTTCCCTGGGCATCACAGTCGGGCTTGCGGTCACAGGTCTTCCCGTTCGGCGAATAGGTCGTAGTGTCATCACCGTTGTCACGGAACACCGACTCACAACCATTCATGCAGCGGACCGACCCAGACGGTGGGAAGAACGGAGTGGCCTTGCTCTCACGCTCGGAGCACTTCTTGGTGTAGTAGAAGGTCTGCGTGCCCACCCGATAGCTTGATCCACACGATCCGTTGTATGCAGCCGCGAGGTAGGACGATCCTCCAGACGGTTCAACGCATGGCGCATACGTCTGCCCCATCCCAGCCGCAATAGGCCGAACGTATGCCCATGCTTCCGTATACGCCTCGCCTTGATCACACACGTTAGGCGTCGTACACCGCCAATTCGACTGCGCCTCGACACTCGGCGAGTAGCCTATGAACACGATCCCAAGCAGCACCAGGATCACGCCAACAATGAAGTGATTGCGTGGCATCACACACCCTCGAAAGCAATCCAGCATGCCCCGCAGAAGGCGACAATCACGAAGTACCCCATGACACTTCTCCCTAAGAATTAAAAAGGGGGCGAGCGTTTCCGCGCACCCCCGTGATCGAACTTGCGCGCCGATCAGCCCTTCGCGGCGCGCTTGGTGAAAGCCCACACCACCAGGATGCCCAGCAGCAGGGCGATGGCGCCGATCACGATTGCCATGTCGGCATTGCCCTTGGAGACTTCCGCCGCGATAGCAGCACCGGGCGAGGTGCTGCCACCGGCCAGTGCAGCACCCGAAGCAACCAGGGCGGTGGTGCCGGCGCCGATCTTGGCGACGGTGGATGCGGCGAAACGGCGGACAGTGTTCATGCGGTTCATTGTGATTTTCCTCGTCATCAGTAGACCCCTATGCGCGCAGCGCGGAATACGAGGCGCGCTTTCAACCCAATCGCCCAGGACAGAACAATCGCTCCTGCAACGAGGGTTCCATCGGCCAAATCCAGGGGAGGCAGAATTGGCTGGTGGTATGGCATCCAAACCGGCACCGAACACGTGCCGTCGGGCTGCACGTTCTCAGCAGCACAACCGACCACGTAGAGAGGTGCCGGGCCGGACATGATCAGGCCGCCTTGTTGGCGGGCTGCGGCTTGATGCCAGCCGGATCAACCAGCGTCATGCGGCGTGCCAGCTCAACGCCGTAGCGACCGGGAACAAGATCCGTGGTCAGATCCCATTCCTTCACCGCGCCGACTGCATAGCCTTTGTCCAGGCCATCGACTTCAACTTCAATCTGGATGCGCATGGCCTCGGTTTCGAGCGTGGCGCGCTGGCTGTACACGGGCTTCTGCATGCCGGTCTTCGTCGTGACAGTGCGGGTCTCAACGGCGCTGTTGATGGTGATCTTCGGTGCGTTCATCGGTTTCTTCCTCTTGGCTTCGTATGTGAGTAGTCGTTTCGTCGTCGGCAAAATTCGGGCGGTACTGTGGGGTCAAGCTAAGTCCCCCCCCTACCCCCCCGCAGGGAGACGTGGTGGACCGCTTGTTGCCCCGTTGCGCGATGCTTGCATCAGTCCGCCCGGTGCCCTGGTGTCGCCCTGGACTAGCGGATCGCGTGTTGCTGTCGCCTGCGATCAAGGCGTCTTGCTCGGGGCGGCGGGTGTAGTCGATTGGCGGCGGGCTCCATGCCCCGAAGTTCCGCGAGAAATCGACCACCCCGCCTTTCGTGACGTACTTGCTTACGTAGCCGGTGATGTCTGCCTGGCTGCGCGGCGCTTCGATGCGATTGCGACCGAACTCCCGGTACCACCATTCGTGCCACTCGTAGCGGCTGGCAAGGCGGTTGAGGTCATCGGTAGGTGCAGCTGCAACGGCGTGGAAATGGAGGCGGCCATCGCGGTGGAATTCCTGCCCTCGCGCCCACTGAATGCCGCCGTGCCAGCGCGATGACCACTTGGGACCGTAGATGCTGCGATTGAGGCAGCTGACGAAGTAGCGGAACGCTTTATCAGCCGCTTCCTCGTGCATGCCACCTGTGCGACTGGTCTTGCTGAGCTTGAACGTGAGCGTCCAAAACTGTTGCCAAGGGACGCGCTGGAGTAGCTCGGCGTATCCCTGCGCTTGGTGATCAACGTGCCGCAGCTGGTGCAGCAGTTCAGAGTTGCATCCGTCGCTCGGAGGGTCTGTAGCCTGCCCCCGCACAGGTAGCAAGGACTGTTGGGGTAATGGCTGTTCATGGCTCATTGCCCCGTCCATGCGACGACTTATGTGGGCACCTGGTCCAGAAGATGTTGAGCAGGCGGCGGAACTCAACGCCGCAAGCGCGATGCACGCCCCACCAGAACGCAATCAGCTCCTCGTCGGATGCCTGCGCGAAAAGGTCCATCTGCTCGAAGCGGCCAACGCGATCACGCTTGAGTGCAAACACCGTTTCCAGTGCCTGATGCACAAGCTCCATCGCGTGGTCAGCACGACGGACGCGCGAAGCGCACTGTTCGCTGTGCTGATAGCGGAGAGTGCAGAATTCCAGATCGAGGCGTTCCATCACTCACCCCCCTTCCAAAGCTTGAGCAAACAACGAAGTGCGAGCCAAGCCTGCTGAATGACAATGGAAATGATCGCCAAACCAAGCACCAGGGCCACAAACACGGCACATGCCCACAAGCCCATGTCGAATTCGGCCAATTCGGTGAAGATCGGAGGGTGTGTGCTCATGCGGCGCGCTCCTGCTCTTCGGCGAGCTCGGCAGCGGCGAGCAGGTTGCCGCGCTCAGTGGCTTCGATTTCCAGACGGCGAAGGTCAGCAATCGACTGCGCAACGAATTGGTTCTCGCGTGCAACGCCACCAGCGGAGAACACACGCCGGTCAACACACCACATCACGAATTTGGCTAACCCCAACGACACGGCTGCGATACACCCCAGCAGCACGGCGAGAACAAGTGCGTCCATGTGCCCTACCCCTCCCCAAGCCCCAAGGGGCCCGCCAACGGCCTTGGGGTGCCGGTGGCGGGTGTTGAACGCGGTTCAACAAGAGACGTTGTACAGTGGTGTTCAACATCCTGTCAAACGATATTCAACATGACCGCCAAATTGACCCTCATCGACCAGGCAAAGGTGATGTGCTCCCCGCAGACGGATATGGCGCTCGCAGCCCGTGTAGGCGTTAGCCGCTCGGCGGTTTCTGTGTGGCGAAAAGGCGGAAAAATCACGCCGGAACACCTTGAAAGGCTGGCTGCAGTAGCTCAGCTGGATGGCGAAATCGTGGTCCGGGTAATGGAAGAACAGGCGGAGGGACCGGCCCAACGCAAGGTGTGGCGCTCAGTACTGGACAGGTTGAGCGCGGCGGCGGCAGTGCTGGTGCTAGTAGTGTGCGC